GACACCAGAAAATCCAATTCGTAGATTTATCATTAGTCCACAGATTTTTAACTTGATCAAATCAGCATTACTTGATCCAGAGTTAGAAAACTTACCAACAGACTACCAAGGTGGCTTAGACTTTACTGTTACTAAAACATCAAAAGGTGGTTATGCAGACTACTCAACTAGTAAATGGTCACGTAAAGAATCTGCACTGACAGCAGAAGAAGCTGGCGCCATCGAAACTCATGGCTTATACAACTTGAAAGATTTCTTACCTAAGAAACCAAGCGAAGTTGAACTTAAAGTTATGAAAGAAATGTTTGAAGCTTCAGTAGATGGTCAAGCATATGACGCAGAACGTTGGGGTAACTATTACAAACCAAGAGGCGTAACGATCGTCTCAGCTGAATCAGCTACACCTGTAGCACAAACAGCAACACCGGCGGTAGCAGATGAGGAATTTGAATCAGCCCCAGCTGCGGTCGCTCCAGTGGTCGCAGAGGCTGCACCAGCGGCTCCTACAGCACCGGTTGCAACACCTCCAGCAGGTGGTACAGCCAGAGCTGAGGACATCCTAGCGATGATTCGTAATAGACAAAAAACTTCTTAATAAATAGTTGAGAACATAGGGCAGGACTAATCCTGCCCTAGTTGTCTTTATGATCGATTATAAAAAATTCAAGATAGAAAGATTAGATCCAATTAGTCCCACGTTCTGTGCGGCTAAATGGTTATCTGCAGACTTTTGGTTAGAAACTGGAACAACCAGTAGTTGTCATCTTCCGCCCCCACATAAAATTGATCTTAACAATGTTGCGACTAATATACACGCGATCAATAATACCAAAGAAAAAATAGATCAAAGATCTCAAATGCTCGAAGGTAAAAGGCCTGGAGGATGTTCTAATTGTTGGCAAGTTGAAGAAAAAAATGCCGAAGCTATCACTGAACGTATCGTAACTAGTTATGATAATTATGGCGATAGAGACTTTACTACATTGGATCTATCGGTCGACCAAGTACCTAAGAATATCAACGTGGCGTTTGACAGTTTATGTAACTTTACTTGTTCATACTGTGATGCAGGATCAAGTTCAAGTTGGGCAACTGATTTAAAAATTAATGGTCCTTTTAAAGGAATTGTAGGAGACAGTAGAAATACCTACCAGCGGCTAGGAAAAAAAGATAAATTATCTGAATCAGAATATGATTTTATATCAACCAAATTCACAGATTATGTAATAACTAATATGTCAGATATTGAATATATTAGATGTTTGGGCGGTGAACCGTTATTCAGCCAAAATTTTTGGAAATTCTTAGATACGATATGTCAACAAGACTGTTCTCAATTAAATCTAATTATAGTTACTAATTTAAGCGACACTGGTCGCATTAAAAAGATATTAAATTATCGCTCAAAATTTAAGAGCATTGAATTTAATGTAAGTATAGAAAATATCGGAAATCGTGCAGAATTTGTCAGGACTGGGCTAAATTGGCAGGTATTTGAAAGTAATTTACACTTATTATTAGAATCTAATGTAGAAATAACATTATTAGGCACCGTGGGATTACTGGCGTTAGACGGATTAAATGATTTTTTAAATTGGTATAAAACATATGATACTAGAATAAAATTGAATATGTTCAGATTACGACATCCTATTTTTCAAGCGCCGCAGGTATTACCATCGAATTTAAAAAAACATTATGGACAAATATTAGATCTTTGGGTGAGCTCAAATCCTCAAGGTAGTAACCTCTCACCTGGTCTGAGCGAACAAATTAAAAATATAGTGACAATCTTAAATGATGACTGTATAATATATAATAACGTTGATGTAGATGTATTAAGAACAAGCGCAAAACAATTTTATAAAGAATATGCAGTAAGACACAAGCATAGTATTAAAGACATTTTTAGTTCTGAAATGTCTGATTGGATTTTAAATTAAAGGAAAAACGTCATGGCAAAACCATTCGATATTAGTAAATTTAGAAAGTCAATTACCAAAAGCATCGAAGGCTTGGGTATTGGCTTTAACGATCCAACTGATTGGATCAGCACTGGTAACTACACATTAAACTACTTACTATCTGGAAATTTTGAAAGAGGAATTCCAATGGGTAAAGTTACAGTATTTGCTGGTGAGTCGGGTGCAGGTAAAAGTTTTATCTGTAGTGGTAATATTGTCCGACATGCACAAGAACAGGGCATTTATGTTATCTTGATTGACACAGAAAACGCACTTGATGAAGCATGGTTACACGCACTTGGTGTAGATACTACAGAAGACAAACTACTAAAACTTAACATGGCTATGATCGATGATGTGGCTAAGGTTATCAGTGACTTTGTTAAAGAATATCGCACACTTCCAGAAGAAGATCGTCCAAAGGTATTATTCGTATTAGATTCATTGGGTATGATGTTAACTCCAACGGACGTTAACCAGTTTGAAGCAGGTGAAATGAAAGGTGACATGGGTCGTAAACCTAAGGCACTAACAGCACTTGTTCGTAACTGCGTGAACATGTTTGGTACATTAAATCTTGGATTAGTTTGTACAAATCATACATACGCAAGTCAAGACATGTTTGACCCAGATGACAAGATTTCAGGTGGTCAGGGCTTTATCTACGCAAGTTCGATTGTTGTAGCTATGCGTAAACTTAAACTTAAAACAGACGCAGATGGTAATAAGACTACAACTGTTAACGGTATCCGTGCTGCTTGTAAGATTATGAAAACACGTTATGCTAAACCGTTTGAGTCAGTGCAAGTAGAGATTCCATATGAAACTGGTATGAGTCCATACAGCGGTTTAACAGACATGTTAGAAGCTAAGAACTTGCTTAAGAAAGAAGGCAACAGTTTGGTTTATACCTTTGTTGATAAAACAACTATTAAACAATTCCGCAAGGCGTGGGAACGCAATGAAGATGGTTGCTTAGATAAAGTAATGAAAGAATTATCATCTAATGTTAACTTGCTAAGTACTGAATCGAAAGTAGTTGAAGAAACAGAAGAGGAGATAGCAGAATGAGCGTTGAATTAGATATTGCTAGTGAAGTTTGGCTTACTTGTAAAGAGTATATCAATCCTAAAGATCGACAGGCTGCCGCTGATCATGTTGTCAGTGTTGCAGCTGATCATAATATCACTGAAAGTGAACTTAAAACCTTTGGCGGCACTGATGCTTATCTAGGTCGTGCTGTTAAAGAGTATCTCGGTGATGAAGAAGATCAGGCGATCGCCGATGAAGAAGATGACGGTGATGATTATTAATGTTTCAGACTGAGAAAAAATATTTTCCAATAAAAACAGATACTAGTTGCCTAGCAAAATGGTCATTTAGTAAAATAGTATTGCATCAAGGATTAACATCAAGTTGTCATAGAGTTGTCAATCATACATTTGACATAGAAACTTTCAACTTCCATAACACCCCGGAAAAAATACAACAAAGAGAAATAATGTTAGACGGTCAATGGCCAGATGGAGATCCAGACCATCGAATAGAAACTACCTGTAAACAGTACTGTGGAAAATTTGAACAAAATAATGGCAAAAGTGATAGGCACTTTTATAATTCAATACCTAATTTGTATCCAGAAGAACTTGATAATGATCCTACACTAACAGAAATTGATCCAACGATACTAGAAGTTTATATAGACAATACCTGCAATTTGAAATGTATATATTGTATACCAGAATTAAGTTCAGGGATACACGCTGAAATGAAAAAATTTGGTAGATTTGAAAAACATGGATTAATTTTAGAAACAAAATATAAACACCCAGAAAATTTTGATAAAATACAAGAGAAATTTTGGCAGTGGATGGAAAATAACGCTTATAAATTAAAAAGACTACAACTACTAGGTGGCGAACCTTTTTATCAAACTCAATTTGACAAATTTTTAGAATTATTTGAATCTTACCCTTGTCCTAATTTAGAACTTAACATAGTAACCAATTTAATGATATCAAAATCTAAATTAAAAAACTACATTGACATTATAAAAAAATTAATAATGAACAAAAAACTTGGACGTCTTGATATAACTGCTAGTATTGATTGTTGGGGACCCCAACAAGAATTTGTTAGATATGGTATTGAATTAACAAAATGGGAAGAAAATTTCAAATATTTAATTAGTGAGAAATGGATTAAATTAAACATTAATAATACTACGTCAGTGCTAACTATTAAAACATTACCAGAATTATTATGTAAATTAGAGGAATGGACTAAAGATAGAAAGATAGAACACTATTTTGCTCAACTTTTTTATCCTAGCTATATGGCACCTGATATATTAGGCCCCAAAGAATTTCAAGAAGAGTTTAAATGTATACTATCATTAATGGAGACACAAAGTTGGAGAGGTGCACAAGTGAAAGAACATTTTGAAGCATTAGTAAACAATGTTAATGCTGGTAGATTTAATTCAAAAGAAGTATTAAAATTGTTAACATATCTAAATGAATTAGATAAAAGAAGAAAAACCAATTGGCGAGAACTATTTCCCTGGTTAATTAAATACGAGGACTTATGTGGTATTCAAGAGTAGTAGCTAGTCTTAATTCAATTCCTGACTTCATACAACATTATGAAGTAGAATTAGAAGACGCACGAAAGGAAGTTGGAGTTTATGGTAACATAGAAAAGAATCTTGCTGGCCTGCCCGGTATTACAGAACGACGCTTTAATCAACTACAAGAGATTGAAGCAGTGCTGAATTATCTCAATATAAAATTACGTAAGATTCGCAGAACTCATTTTCAAAAATATCTAGAAAACTATCAACGGGTACTTAGTAGTCGTGATGTAGAAAAATATGTAGATGGTGAAGACGAAGTCATCGACTTTGAAACCATCATCAATGAAGTAGCACTGCTACGCAACAAATGGTTAGGTATCATGAAAGGACTTGAAAGCAAGAATTTCATGTTAGGGCACGTTACACGTTTAAGAACAGCAGGCATGGAGGATGCATCAATTGGCTAACCACAATCAAAAAACATTAAATCTTATCAATGGGTACGATACTTTCCTAGAAAGTCTGCGTACTATCTGCGATATGGGCTGTGGTTCTGGTGGTGATATCACATGGTGGGCAATGTTAGAAAGTAAAGATGATATTCCAGAGCCGTATAATTATAATTGTTTCGCTGTTGATCGAGATGCAAATAAATTAAGTCAAGTACCGGATCTTGAAAATATTAATAAGATTAATAGAGATTTTACTGAAAAACAAATATTACCAGTTAGTATTGATCTCATGTGGAGCCACGATAGTTTACAATATAGTCATAATCCATTAGAAACTTTACGTTTTTGGAATGAGCAGATGACAGTCAACGGTATGTTGGTATTGCATGTTCCACAAAATAACGGAGTAGAAAATAATAGATATTACAGCAGAACCTACAATAATTGTTATTATAATTATACTCCTACTAGTTTAATGTACATGCTAGCTGTTAATGGGTTCGATTGCCGAGATGCGTATCTATTAAAACAGTTTAATGATCCATGGATACAGATAGCAGTATATAAGAGTAATGTTGAGCCAATGGATCCTAAAACTACCTCCTGGTTTGACCTTGCGGATAAAAATTTATTACACCCTAGTGTAGTACAAAGTATTACTAAAAATGGTTTCTTAAAGCAAGAAGAAGTTATTATGCCCTGGTTGGATAAAGAAAACTATTATATTGATTGGATCCCACAGAAAACAGTGATCCCAGAAGAAGCCGGTGAGCCAGTGGTTAATGGTATTTTTAATAAAAATGTCGATGCTAAAGAATCTAAACTTAAACAAGCAGGAGCAGTGTCTAGAGAGACCCAACTTCTTAAACCTGTTGGTATAACGCGACCTCCTAAGGAAAGATTCGTAAAGTGATCAATAGAGTCGTATTATGTACAGGGGGATTTGATCCACCGCACTCTGGACACATAGCATACCTCACTGCTGCCCGCCAACTTGGTAATGTTCTAATAGTGGGAGTCAACAGCGATGCCTGGCTTGCCCGCAAAAAAGGTCGTGCTTTTATGCCTGGTACAGAACGTGTGGCTATCATTGAAAATCTTAAGTTTGTCGACGGAGTCATCTTGTTTAACGATGATGATGATAC